CCCGGCGACTTGAAACTTCCCGCGTCGCTGACAACGCTGTATATGAATTCCGCGACAATCAAGGGCGACTTGAAACTTCCCGCGTCGCTGACAACGCTGGATATGAGTTCCGCGACAATCCCCGGCGACTTGAAACTTCCCGCGTCGCTGACAACGCTGTATATGAATTACGCGACAATCAAGGGCGGCAAGCTCGATATTCCTCGCGGTTGCAAGGTCTACAGGTAATCGCCCATGGCATCCGTCTACAAAGAAAACGGCAAGTGGACTGTTTCATGGTTCGATTCGAGCCGCAAGAGACAGTATCGGCGCGGCCTCTTTTCAAAGCAGCTTGCGGAACAAGTCGGCAACGCCAACGAGTTCCGCAAGTCTGCCGCGAAAAGTGGGATTATCACCGGGTCGCAAGAGAAGCTTGCGATGCACGGCGATATTGAACTGTTTAAACACTTGCAAGACTTCTCGGCAGCATTGCTTGAAAAAGGCGACACCGTTGAACATTGCGATGCATCCGTGCGGGCTGTTGAACGGGTGTTTGCCGCCGCCTCAATCGAACGCATCGACGCGATAGACCGGGACAAAGTCCGCAGTGCCGTGGCGAAATTAAAGACGGCGTTGAAGGGCGGCAAGCCATTGGCGATAGGAACGCGCAATAAATATCTCGCGGCGTGCAAGGCGTTTACGGCGTGGCTGTTTGACGCCGGGCGGATTGCGACCGATCCACTGCGGAGATTGCCAACGCGCAGCACGCAAACAGGATTAACCCGCGTGCGCGTCGGCATGACGGACGCGCAGATTGTCACGCTTTTTGAAACAACCAAGCTGCAAAAGATTCGCGGCGGGATGACGGGAATTGATCGGGCGTACCGTTATGCCCTGGGACTCGGGACCGGCTTTAGACAGGGCACTTTGTTTTCGCTCAAGCCGGAAAATTTCGACTTCGCCAGCGACCCGCCGATTATCAGCGTGGAAGCAAAGAACATGAAGGGCCGGCAGTCAATCGAGCATCCAATAAGCGACGATCTGGCGACGCTGATAAAACCTTGGCTTGCCAGTAAAGAGGCCGGGCAACCAATATTTCCGAAGCTTCCGCACGCGAAGCCTATCAAGGCATGGCGTGCGGATTTGAAAGCCGTCGGCATCACGTACAACGAGCCTGGAACGATTCTGTTTTGCGATCAACACTCACAACGTAACACGTTCATTACAGCAATCATTCGGGCAAGCGGATTGGCCGTGGCTCAGCAGCTTGCCCACCATTCGACGCCGACGCTGACTGCGAAGTATGCGCGGCTTGGGATGGATGACTACGCAAAAGCTTTGGCTTCGTTGCCGAAGTTGGGGAAACAGGAAAAACGAAAGAGAGGAACAGCATGAGCCTGATAAATCCATCTGCTACGCTCGTCAAAGAAAAAACCATCGTTTCGGCTACAGGCCGGAAAAGAAATCAAGTCGAGACGATGGACGATGCCGAACATGTATTCGACATTGCCGCCACATTGGCCGTTTGCAGGAACGGCTCATTCGACGGAGCAATATATTCAGGCGTTACTGCCGCGACGAGTGACGCTCAGGACATATCGCCCGATTGCACGCCGAAGGACCTGGGGTTTTCGTACAATTCCGCGTTCTTGATGCCTTATGGTTATGATTCGATTCTTGGAAGCAAATACGAATGCTTCCGCGTCAAGAGCCTTGGGGCAGGCAACCAGCGATCACTCGGAATTGGGCACGCGGCCAAGATCACGAGGACGGCAATTTGCGAAGATGGCACGTCTGTCGCTTTGGAGGAGGAAATAGCTGTTTGGCGCGGAGGCGAATTTCACATTAAACCAAGATACAAAAACTCATTTGCTGGCGGCAGCAAGAAACCCGGATCAAATTACGCCAGCAATCTAACGGTAGTGTCCTCTGGCATAAAGAGTTTTCACATACAGCTAACGCTTGGAGCCGAATTTACCCGCCGTCTTAATTGGGCAGTGCGAATCGGATTGCCCAACAGGACTTTCCGCCTTGAATGCGACCGCACGGCGATTAAAGAGTTTTTTGCGGATAGGAATGTTGGCCCATCCGGAAGGAAGCAAGCATTGCGAACGTGGGTTAAAAATCACTGGCGGCGAAAATGCGCCAATCCTGATACCGATCCGACCATATGGATTAAGGAGCATTTGCGGGGAGCAACTAGATTCGACTGGAACGGCTTGCCGTGCGAAGTTGAAGTTTCGGAATCAGATTTGGCGAAGGCAAAGCGCGCCAAGTAGCAGATTTAAGTATCCGTTTGGTAAGAATTATTTCAGTTTGATAACATAGTAATACGATACTCTATTTGTCGCCATGCAAATCCCCACTGAAACCAGCGAAAAACGTATGAGCCGGCCGGGACTCGAACCCGGGACCCTCGCATTAAAAGACGGGGACTCGCACGGCGTTAAGTGCATTGATCCGTACGAATTGAAAGCGTATCCAGACACGCCGAAAAGCATATCTGTTAGCACGGCCTAAATTTCCCTGAAAAACAAGATCAATCCAAGGGCGCGGCCCATTCCGCGCGCTTTACGAAAGGATACCCCCATGCCCGCAACCCTGATTGCGACCGGAGCCGACGATCCGGACGAGTACGAACCGTTCAAGGCGGAACTGGAAGACGACGACGACGATTTTGAAGACGACCTTGACGGCGACGACGACGATTTTGAAGACGACCTTGACGGCGACGACGACGATTTTGAAGACGACGGCGACGACGACGATTTTGAAGACGACGACGACGACGACGATTTTGAAGACGACGAGGAGGATGAATGGGAAGACGACGAGGAGGATGAATATGGCGTTTGATATTTCGCAAATCAGCAGCCGGACGAAAAAGCCGCCGCGAATTCTACTGACCGGGCCGGACAAAGTTGGTAAATCCACCTTTGCCGCAGAGTCGCCGGCACCGTTCCTTATCCCGGTGAAAGGTGAAACCGGGTTTGACGAAATCGACGTAAATCCAGCGCCGGTATCCAAGCGGTTCAGGGGCGACGAATCGGTCTTGGAAAAACTGGAATGGCTGGCCACTGCGGAGCATGAATTCAAGACCATCGTTATCGATTCGCTCACAACCCTTGAGCCGCTGGTTTGGGCCGACACGTGCGCCCGTTATGGCGTGTCGAATATCGAGGATGTACTCAAGGGATACGGCAAGGGATACAGCCAGGCGGCAGGCGTTGAATGGCCGGAACTTCGGGACGCCCTGGACCATCTGCGCGACGAGCGCGGCATGGGGTGCATCCTGATAACCCATGTGAAGCTTTTCAAGTTTAACGATCCGATGGCCGCAGAGCCTTACGACGCTTACGAAATTTCGCTGCAAAAGGACGCCGCCGGACTCTTCGCGAAGTGGGCGGATTGCATCCTCTTCGCGAATACCGAAACGTTTTCCAACACCGTCGCGAAAACCGGCAGCGGCAAGAGCGAGAAAAATATCGTTCACGCAACGGGGACGGGTAAGCGCATCCTCTACACCGAGAAGCGGGGATCCCATCCGGGCGGATGCCGCCGCAGTTTGCCGTACAAAATGGAATTCACCTACAAGGCGTTTTCCGAGGCGTACGCGGTCGCAAAAGCTGGCGTTCCGGCCAAGTAACTCAACCTCACATTTCACAAGGAGAATTCATCATGGCAGACATGGGCGACTATGACCCGGACGCAAAAGCGCCAAGCTTTGAGCCGTTGCCGGTCGGGGAATACATGGTTCAGATTTCCGAAAGCGCGAGCAAGGAGATCGAGGCCGGCAAGAATCGGATCAACCTGACGATGGTTGTCCTGGAACCCGAGCAATACGCCGGCAAGAAAATCTTTGACGGGTTTTTCGTGCGACACCCCAAGCCGGACGTAATGGCGATCAACAATGGAATCAAGAATTCCATCGTCGCCGCCTGTGGCTACAAGTCCGTCTCAGACAGCGCCGAACTTCACAATATCCCGTTCAAGGTCAAGACAAAGATCGACCCGGCCAAGGTGGATGGGGCCACCGGCAAGGCATACGACGCGCAAACCAAGGTTGCGAAGTATTTCCCGCATGGCGGAATTCCCGAAGCCGCGCCAGCGACCAGGGCCGCGCCAACGCCGGCAAACGGGACCGCACCCGCCAAGGTTATGCCGTGGCAAAATAAATAATCAGCGTTTGATTGCATTTACCCATTTCACTTTTGGAGTATCGAACATGGCCCGCAAGAGTAAATCCACGACCGCAGACGCATCGACCGACGCATCCAGCGAAGGCACAACCAGCGAGGCGACCGTAGAGAAAAAGACGCGCAAGCCGCGCGAAAAAGTTTTATTCATCCTGGAGGAGCAGCCGGAAGGCCAATTCGGAGAAACCGTCGTATGGCGCAATGCCGCGCTCGCGACAACCTTCGACGACAGAAAATCAGCGGAAGCCTACCCGGTCGACAACAACATGGCCGGCACGTTCCGAGTTGTCCCCTGTTCCAAGCCGTTCACGATCAAGCTTGAGCAGACCACGATTGCGAAGCGCGTTTAGCGCCCAGGCGTCCGCGTCGAAAGGTGCGGATCAGCCTTTATGAAAATGAAACCGCTTAAATTGAAGGCGTGGGCAATAATTTGCAATGGTCAAATTCTGACCGGCAGTGCGAATTATCCATTTATGTTTACTTCGCGAGCAAACGCAGCCGAGCATAGATCGAACAAGCATATCAATGGCGAAATACGCGCCTTCAACGTCACAATTTCAGAGGTCAAGAAATGACGCAATCTGAGTTTGCCGCACAGTGCAAAGAGCAACGCAAGAAGGCCCGCGATCTCTACCAGTCCAGACGAAAAGCCAACCAGCCAAAGCCGGAAAAACCAAATGGGAAACATGACCGTTGAATCTTCCGACTCCCCCACCGTGGCCGCGATCTATAAAACATACGAGGAGAAAAAAGAGGATCGGCGCAACTACCTTGGCGCATCGGTAATCGGCAAGCCGTGTCACCGCGCACTCTGGTACGAATTCCGCTGGTGTGGCCGCGAACAATTTGACGGAAGGATGCTGAGGCTATTTGAAACGGGACACTTGGAAGAGGCGCGGATTATCGCCAGCTTGCGCGGGATCGGATGCGAAGTGTACGACCGCGACGAGGCCGGGGAGCAAATTGGGTTTATCAATCTTAGCGGTCACTTTCGCGGCCACCTCGATTCGATGATTCTTGGAATTCCCGAAGCGCCCAAGACCTGGCACGTTGGCGAATTCAAGACGCACAACGAGAAGTCTTTCAAGGCATTGCAGGCCAAGGGTGTGAAGGAATCGAAGCCGGAACACTACGCGCAAATGCAGTGCTACATGCACGAAACGAAAACGACGCGGGCGATTTATATTGCCGCCAACAAAAACACCAGCGAACTTTACTCGGAAAGGATCAACTATGATGAAGTTGAAGCTGAATCGATCCTGGCATCCGCTCGAAAGATTATTGAGTCTAAATCGCCACCGGCAAAGATTGATGGGCCAAGCTCTTTTGCTTGCAAGTGGTGCAGCCATCATTCCCGATGCCACGGAAACCCCACCGGGCCGTCAGTCCCATGCGACGTTACTTGCCGATCATGCTGTCACGCAACCCCCATTATTGACGACGGCCAATCCGCCGGCTGGCATTGCGCCAAACACAATCGCCACCTGAGCGAGGCCGACCAGGCCAAGGCGTGCCCGGATCATATTTTCATACCCGACCTTGTGACCTTCGCGAAAGCCATCGACGGGACCGACGATGAGGTCATGTATGAAAACGATTCCGGAAATGAAATATGGACCAATGGCAAAGGTGCATCGGATTATAGTTCGGTGAAGCTCACGCAAATCGCAATCTCGCAAATAAAGAAAACCACAAAAGCGGTAAACGAAATACCATTTTAACGAAAGGGTAAAGGATGTCATGCGAAAACAGCAGGCTTGCAGCAATAGAAAGAGCCTATGAGTTGGGGCTTTCAGTTGTGTATGGGGACGAGACAACGCTGCAACTCGACATTGATTGCCAAGGGCATTTCGACCATGCACGAAAGATGTTGGGGTCGCTGAAAAAGCTTATCAATTATTCGGTGGTCACATACACGCGGAGCAAGTCCGGATTCTGGCATATCTATGTCAACCTGAAAGCCGCAATGGATTACAAGGAAAGAATTTTATGGCAATCGTGCCTCGGAAGCGACCGGATGCGAGAGGCGTTGAACTTTACATACACTCGCGATGGTGGGAAGGGTGCTTCCTGTTTGAAAAGGCCGACTCTGAGCATTCCATTTTGAAACTTTAACGAAGGGAATCACATGCGTTTGATGGATCGAATTTCCGAGGGTTGTCCGGCCACGTTGCGGGACACTGAACGCGGGACGATGCAGATATCTCCCGACCGACCCACCCTGAAACAACATGCCGCCCGCGTGAAAAAAGAAGCGAGGATCGATGCCAAGGCGCAAGCTGCTTTATCCCGGCCAAAGACTCGCCCTCCCGGCGTGTCACAGCTTGCTTTGCAGGCTGCTTAGAAACACCGAAGTAAACGAATTTGGTTGCTGGATATGGCGGGCCGGCAAGGATGACAACGGGTATGGTCGAATATCCGTGAACGGGAAAAAGATGGGAGCGCACCGAGCATCGTTTGCCATATTCAAGCGGACTATAAAAGACGGTGAAGAGATTCACCATTTCAAGAAAGGATGCACCCATGGTTGCATAAACCCGGAACACTTGCAGGCAAAATCACATTTGGAAAATAGTCGCGACGGTGGATACCGCCGACACAAGAGCAAGAGCGGATTGGACGATGCGCCATTTTAAGGAGTGAGTATGTTTGAAATTGTAGACGCAATGCGTTTATTGGAAAGAGATCAGATTCGCAATATTCTCGACACCGACGAATCAGACCAAGACGACATAAGGCCGAACGTGGCGCGGGTTCGCGACCTGATGGCAAAATACAAGGACCGGAAGAAATGCGCGGAAATGTACCTGTTGGAATTCTGCAAGGCCGACGCCGCCGCCAGGGGCCGGAAGCTTGGCGAGAGCCTTGAAGATTTCATCACGCGAATTCTTGGGGAATTGGATCGCACGGAAAACCTGCGCAGGGCCAATCTCGACGCGCTATCCGCCGAGACTTCCGCCAACCGGAATCTTCGCATGAAGCTTAGCGCCTGCTACGAAATTCTTGGCGAGCGCTGCGTGGATGCGAAGATGCCGCAGAATCTTAACTAAAACACCCATGACACCCTGGCCACACCAACAAGAGGCAATGGAGGCGCTGGACGATTATTTGTCCAGCGCCTCTGGCAATCCGTGCATCGTGATTCCCACCGCAGGAGGAAAAACGCCGACCATGGCATGGACGCTGAAACGGTATTACGACGGACATCCCGGCTTTCGCGCTTGCGTGCTGGCGCACGTTAGCGAACTGCTTGAGCAGGGCGTGGAGAAGATCAAAACGATATGGCCGCTAGCACCCGTTGGCGTCTATTCAGCAAGCCTGAAACGTCGCGACAAGCGCGAGCCGATTACCTATGCCGGCATCCAATCCGTCTATGATAAGGCTTGCGACTTCGATCCGTTCGATATTATTTTCGTCGATGAGGCGCACCATATTTCATTGAAGGATGCAGGCCAGTATCGGCAGTTTATTCGTGACGCGAAATTGTGTAATCCTAATCTTCGCGTGGTGGGATGGACGGCCACGGCGTATCGGATGGACGGCGGGAAAATTTGCCATCCGGATTTTATCCTGAACGAGATCGCATACGAGGCCAACGTTAAAGACCTGATTGCCGCCGGCCATCTTTGCAAGCTGCGCACCAAGCTTGGCGCGCATGGAATTAACACCGCCGGAATCAAGCGATCCGCCGGGGATTTTAACAAGAAGCAACTGGAAGCCGCCGCCATGCCGGATGAAACCGTGGACGGCATTGCGTCGGAACTGGCCGGCATCCTCGACCGCGAAAACCGGCAGAGCGTGATTGTGTTTTGCGTGTCGGTGGATCATGCCGAGAAGATGAGCCGGGCGCTTGCGGCCAGGGGAATCGACGCGCCGACGATCCACCAGGGAACGCCGTCGCAAATCCGCACGCATCGAGGCGATGCGTTTAAACGCGGCGAGATTCGCGCCCTGGTCAATGTCAATGTGCTGTCCGAGGGATTCGACGCGCAGCGGGTGGATTGTGTCGCGATGATCCGCCCCACCCAAAGCAAGGGAATGTATTACCAGCAAGTGGGCCGTGGGCTGCGGATTCACGAATCGAAAAGCGATTGCCTGATCCTGGACTTTGCCGGCAATATCTTGCGGCATGGTCCGATTGACCGCCTGGAAGGTGAAGTAACGCAGACGATGACTTGTCCCCAATGTCGCGAGCGGTTCGCGGTCATATTGGGCAAATGCCCGGGCTGCGACTACGTGATTCCGCCGCCGACCCAGGCAGAGATTGAAGCCGCCGAGCGATCCGCCCGGATCATCCCGAGCGACCCCAAGGCCCGCGTGGAAGTGCCGATCATCAGCGACGGCAAGCCGTGGGAAATGCCGGTTGAAGATGTACAGGTATCCGTCCACCGCAAGGCTAATAAGCCGCCGATTCTCTGCGTAAACTATTCAAACAAGATGCAATCCCATCGTGAATGGGTGTGCCTCGAACACGATGGGTACGCAGGGAAAAAAGCGCGGGATTGGTGGCGGATGCGCTTCGGTGAACCTGTCCCCAAAACTGCGGACGAGGCAATCAAGGTTGATCTATTCCTGGCAGACCACATCAAACAAATCAGCGAAAGCATACAGGTGAAAAACGATGGACGATACACAAACGTTGTCGGGGTCAAGCTGCGAAGTTTCGGGAGGAAGGTGGGATGAACTACTACAACGAATTTGATCCGCACGCGGCACGGTGGTTACGCAACCTTATTTCCGATGGACTGATTCCCGCCGGCCGGGTTGATGAACGATCCATAAAAGAGGTAATGCCCAATGATCTCGCTGGATTCACCCAATGCCATTTCTTCGCCGGTATCGGCGGATGGCCGCTTGCATTGCAGTTTGCCGTATGGCCGAGTGAAAGACTTGTTTGGACGGGAAGTTGTCCCTGTCAGCCATTCAGTTGCGCCGGAAAGAAAAAAACAACCAGCGACGAACGCCACCTGTGGCCAGAACTCAAAAGACTCATTAGAGAATGCAAGCCTGCAATCGCGTTTGGAGAACAGGTTGCGAGTAAGGATGGCCGCTTATGGCTCAGTGGAGTACGTGACGACTTGGAAGCGCTGGCCTATGAAGTCGGGGCCGCAGATTTGTGCGCTGCGGGCGTCACGGCCCCGCACATCAGGCAACGCCTATATTGGATGGCCGTCGCCAAAAGCCATGGACACAACCGGATGCCAGCAACCGAAAAATCGGCAGGGCGGGATGGACTTGAAAGGAGCGGCGCAACTAATCCCGGCTGGATGGGCGACTCCATCCAGCCGGGATTACAAAGACACGCCGGGTATGGCGACAACGGGAACAAATCCGGACGGTTCGACACGAACTCGCAACGACCAGCTTCCAAGGCAGACCGCAATGATTGTTGGGGCGAATATGAAACAGTGCCACTTGTCGACGGGACAATCCGGCGCGCGAGTATCGAACCCTGGTCATTCCCGCTGGCTTATGGGATTCCCCGCAACTTGGGACCGATCAAGTCAAGGCTACTCGGATTGGGAATCAACACTAAAGATGCTAAGGCAAACCGAGCAGTTCGGATCAAGGGATATGGAAACGCAATCGTCCCTCAACTAGCGGCGGAATTCATAATCGCATCCAGGGAGGCGTTAAATTGCTAGATTTTGCACTCGCTTACGCCAGCTTAAAATGGCGCGTCTTTCCGCTTCAACCGCGTTCCAAACTTCCCTTTCCTGGCAGTCGCGCCGTACACGATGCCACAACCGACCCGGCAGTTATCCGTGCGTGGTGGTCTATCACGCCGGATGCAAATATTGCAATCGCCACCGGCATTTCGCTGGACGCCGTGGACCTGGACATTGCGCGGGGAGGAATCGAATCGTACACCCAACTGGCCGGCCAGTATCAGCACGCCGGCCCAATCGTCGCGACCGGGACCGGGGGCCGGCATCTATATTTCGCGCCGACGCCGGGACTGCGCAACACGCGCGACATCTTGGGCATGGGCATTGAGACATCGACCCAGGGCCGCTACATCGTCGCCCCGCCGTCCATTCATCCCAACGGCAAGCCGTACACATGGGAAGTATCCCCCGATGCGCCGTTGCCAGCCCTACCGCCCTGGCTCATGCCGCCGGCCGGCAACATGGCAGCGTGCGACCCATCGACCGCCGAGCGGCCACACGCCGCGGCAATCACGCGAGCTATGGCATACCTGGCCGAGGTTGAGCCGGCTATCAGCGGCCAGGGCGGTCACAACGCGACCTTTCGCGCCGCGTGCGAATGCTTCCGATTTGGACTCACCGAGTCCGAGGCATGGGAGGCGTTGAATTGGTTCAACGCCAATAAGTGCCAGCCGGCATGGTCGGAAAAAGAACTACGCCACAAAATTCGGCAGGCTCGAAAGCAAGTCGATGGTGATGGAACTTTTGGCAGCAAACTTGAGGAAGGAAATTCTTATGAACGCGAAGACAGAACTTCACGGATCGATCAAGTATCTGGACGAACGGGCGCGGGAGATTCGACAGGAGCGCCGTCGCCAATCTCGCCTGGCACGGATAGCGGAATGCCAAGCGGAAATGGCGGAAGCGTTGCGGCTGGCAACACGACGCCACGAGTCCCGCCCGAGCTTCTTTCACCTCCCGGCTTGGTTGGTGAAATTGTGGCGTGGATTAACTCGACAGCCTACAAACCACAGCCCATCCTCGCCATCGGTAACACCCTGGCATTCTTCGGTGCCGTCGTCGGTCGCAAGGTCCGCACCCCATCCGATCTCAGAACTAACCTCTACTGTCTTGGCGTTGGGGAATCAGGTTGCGGAAAAGATCACAGTCGAAAATGCGTCAAACGAATCTGCGAAGCGGCAAACATATTCGACGCCATTATTAGCGGAGAAGATGTGTCCAGTGACGGCGCAATCGGAAACGCGGTCAACAAAAGAAACAGCACACTCTTCCAACTCGATGAAATCGGACACTTCCTTGGAAACGCGAACAGCAAATTCGCCAGCACGCATCTTAAGGCCGTGGTCCCGGAGTTTATGAAATTGTTCAGCAGTGCCAATACCAAATACGTTGGCAAGGAATACGCTTCAAGGGATCGCAATGACATTACTGAACCTAATGTGTGTTTGTACGGGACTACCGTTCCTTCTCGCCTCTATGATGGAGTGGGACCCGCTGAAATTGCGGATGGGCTATTGGCGCGGATGCTGGTCTTCGTGTCCGACAATCCAGACCCCGACACTCAAGAAATCGGCATACCGGAGGTTCCGGAATCGATTCGCCAAATGATTGAAGCGTGGTTTTCTCGGAAGCTGGATGACACAGGTAGAAACATGATCGGCCCCGCGCCGCTGACAATCGCCTTCAACGCCGAGGCGCAAGAGATCATCGACACGTTTTCCGCCGACTGCAAACGCGAGCAGACCGCCGCCAGGGTTGGCGATAACATCGACGTGCTTTGGAGCCGAGCCGCAGAACACGCCAAAAAAGTTTCGATCATCCTGGCGTGCGGCGTGGAGTTTCAGTCGCCAATCGTGACCGCCGACATTGCTATCTATTCGTGTCACCTGGTCAGTTGGTGTATTCGATCTTTTATTGCACAGATTAAAGATTCAATGTCTTCCACTGAATTTGGTAAGACTCAAGCAAAGTTGCTGCGCGTCATTCGCCTGCATCCGGACGGGATCAAACTTAAGGCGCTGGGGATCGCAACCAAGGGCGATGGGATTAGTTCGCGGATACGTCGCGAGGCATTAGAGGAATTAGCGCTCATCGGATCGATCAGAATTGAAATGGTCGCGACTGCGACAAAAACGGCAATGCTGTATGTGCCGGCGTGAATAGTGGAATAGTGGCGAATAGTGGATTACCACTATTCGACGATGTAAATACTTATGAATTCAATAATTATAATTTTCAAAGCGAATAAAACCGGATGCGGGGGTCTTAAGGGTGCGGGGAGGGGTGCAAGGGTAGTATAGTATTCTATTAAAATTTTATTCTTTTTTTTAATATACTAAAGACAACACACTACCAACACACGACTTAACGCCGTCGAATAGTGGTAATCCACTATTCGCCACTATTCCACTATTCGGAGGATCAACCATGAAAATCCTAGCACTCGACCCCGCGACACATTGCGGATTTGCCCATTCATGCGGTCAATCTGGCACATGGGATTTATCCGTCCGAAAGGACGAATCAAGCGGAATGAGGCTCATTCGTCTTCGCGGCAAACTGAACGAGATACGTGAGAGCGTTGGCGTTGACCTGGTGATATTCGAGGCGGCGCGCGGGGGAATGCCAGGTCGGCTTGGCGCTCTTGTAGTGAGTGGAGAAATCCAAGGCGTCATTAAGGTGTGGTGCCAGGATAACGGAATCGAGTACCGCGGGCTGTCGCCATCGGAAATCAAAAAACACGCCACAGGCAAAGGGAACGCCAGCAAAGCCGCCATGATCTCAGCGGCACGGCTCAAGTGGCCGAATCTGAGCGACAAGGCAGACGACAACGAAGTAGACGCAAAATGGATTCTCGACCTGGCCGGCGCATCGATCAAGAATTGAAAATTCATCGAATACGAAACCAGTGGATTAACCCATAGACAACTGAACAACACACCACTTTAGGAGATACGATTTATGGCCGACACAAACGCAACACCGACAACCACACAATCACTTGAAGCCGATTTTCTAAATTTGCTCACCGTCGCCGACCAAGTTGCAACCATCGTTGGATCACTCACGCCAGGATCAACCGGAATCGCAATTTCGGCCGGCGCGACCGTCGCGCAACCAATTCTGTCTTCACTCGCCAATTCGCTTGCGACCAACGCCAGTCCAGCGGCCACGGCCCAGGGCGTGCTGAATGCCGCCGTTCCAGCAGTGCTGGCAAAGTACAAACTTCCCGCCAACGTGCAGACCGTGATTGCCAGTGTCTTTTCATTCCTCACCGCCGGTCGATGGTCCACCGTAGCGCCGCCCGCCCCGGTTGCCAAACCCGCAGCGTAGTTCATTTCCTTTCGTGGGTTGCCCCGTCCGGATTCATCCACCGGGCGGGGTTTTTAGTTGAGGGGTTAAATTATGGTGATGCGACCTACACAAAAGAAAATATTTGGGGTTTTGGGAATCGACAATCTCATTACCCTTGGAATCATGGTTGCCTCGACGGTTTTGACCGTCAACTCCGCTTACCAGCAATTAAAGCTGACAATGGATATGCACGGGGAGCAACTAAAAACAATGCGCGATATTCAGGCGCAAGACCACGACAAGATAAATTCAGTGGCGCAAAAGATCGAGGATATGAACGCACAAAAGCGCGAGCAAATAGCGGGGAAATAAATGTCACAAAACACACTGATTAGCACGTCTGGAACGGTCACTGGCGATACCGCAGCAACCGGCAATACAGCCGTGATGCGTTCGCCAACTGGTGGCATCAATGCAAACATCATCCAGGGTACAGAGCTTTCCACGACCGGAATCTATTCTGGCCAGCCGTCCATTCAAACGGCCAATTTCGTGGCAGGCGCGGCAACAGACTATTTTGTAAACTGCACCGCCGGCGCGGTACTCTGCACGCTTCCAGCCGCAGCTTCCAACGTGGATGTAATTTACAATTTCATCAAGACGGATTCCAGCGGCAATCAACTTACCATTGCAACGGCAGTCGGCAAGACAGTGACCACCGCGCAATACGATGGAATGCGAGCGTCGAACGATGGAACTACCTGGTATGGAAAGTAATTAGGAATCGGGCCGGAAAGGTTTACGGGCGTGCCGAGGGTTGCTCCTCACTCGTATGCCTTTCATTGCCAGAGGGCCGGGTTCGATACCCGCCGATCCCGCTATCTAAAACGAAAGGAAATCAGATGGTAACGCTAATTGTGCGACTTGATAACGGAGACGAAGAAATGGGATCGGCGCGAGTGGACTTCGATTCGTTTGCAAGCATCCATCCAGCAATCCAGAAAGAGGAATTATATTCCATGCTTTCCGGATTGTGTGATGCGATACGAAACAAATACGACGAGACTAATGGCGTGCCACAATTCATAAATGGGGGATAAGAATCATTTTGAAAATGAAAATTGCATAACGGTGCAAAGTGATGATATTGAATAAATTTCATTGCTTTTAATTTAATAACCCCATTTCAATGTCACAACGAAACAAATCTACGTCGGAAATCGCCGAGATATTCGACGTTGACGAATCAACCGTTAAGCGATGGACAAGTGAGGGATTGCCGAGCGACAAGGCCAAGGGCCGGGGCGGAAATAAGTTTGACGAATTGGAGGTCGCGGCATGGATGAAAGAGAACCGCAAGACTGGAAAGCCTGGCCGTCCATCTACGGAAGCTGGCGACGATCTTAACGCCATTAAGTGCCGCAAGGAATTGGCAATGGCGATTAAGTATGAGCGCCAAAACGAAATCGAAGCGGGTCTATTGGTGAGCGCCGCCGAGGTTGACCGCGTGAACGTCTTGAAAGTTATCGCCGTGCGCAACGGGCTTTGCGGCATGGGCGCATCGATTACCCCGCGACTAATCGGCGAAGACGGCCCGACGATCCAGGGGATTATCGACGGCGAAGTAGAGCGGATATTGACCGAATTCTCCAGGGGGTGAGCCGTGGTAGAGGTAAAGGAATCTCTACTGGTTTCGGTTCTGAGACTGGAACCCGGCAGCAAGATTTTATCAATCGAATTTTTCGAGCGTGATGGGGTGCGATACGTTCGGATAATCCCACAAAAGGAAAACAAGAATGCCTGAATACAAAATCGTCGGCGTGACTCGCCGATTTGATTCCAGCGTTTTAGGAATCTTGCTGGAAAACGCCAGCGAACAGCTTGCGATCCATGCCGACGAAAAGAAGTTGCCGGACGGCGAACAGTTTTCGGTTTATGATGATGTAAAAATCTACGCCGATGGCGAGGCGTGGTTGACGCCGGGGCGTGGCACGTTTCGCCGGGTTGGGTTTAGTTTCACGAACCAATAAATTCCAATGGTGGCGGAACAATCCATTTGGTCAGAATCGGAACGCCGCGCCTTTTGCGCGCCCGAGCGATTGCGCATATCCGAATGGACCGAGAAGTATCGGGTACAGCCGGCCAGTGTCGCGGCGGAAGCCGGCCCGCTCCGGTTGTCGCGCACGCCGTATATCTATGGCCTGTGCGATGCGTTCAACGAGCCGGGCGTGGAAGAGGTTGTTTTCCTAAAGCCGATCCAGGTTGGCTACTCTACCTTTCTGGAATCGCTGGTCGGTTACGTTGTCGATAACGACCCCGGCCCGATCCTGCTTGTCTTGCCGAGCAAAGAGGCGGCACAGGAGGTAATGGATGAACGGATACGACCGCTTATCGAAAACACTTCAGCGCTAAAGCGCCATGCCTCGCCACACGCGCACGATTCCACACTCACCGCCGTCAAATTTGATACATGCAGTCTGTACATGGGCTGGAGCGGTTCACCGTCCACCCTGGCACGCCGGGCCGTCCGGTTTGTCCTGTTTGACGAGGTAGACAAGTTTCCCAAAAACAGCGGACGGGAAGCGTCCCCTATTTCACTTGGCACCGAGCGCACCGCCACCTACGGATACCGCCGCCGTGTTTTGATCGGGTCCACCCCGACACTCGACACCGGGGCGATATGGGTTGCGTGGTTGGCTTGCGGCGATAAGCGCCGGTATTACGTTCCATGCCCACACTGCGGGGAATTCCAGCCGCTGGTTTTCGGGCAAATCAAATATCCCAAGCTGAACATTGCCGACAAGAGTTTGTGCGCCGACACGATTGAGGCCCACGACCTGGCGCACTATGAATGCGTTTCATGCAACGCGCCGATCCAAAATAACGCCAAATCCAAGATGCTATCGCGTGGCGTTTGGCTCTCCGAAGGTCAGACCATCGACCGCGACGGGACGATAAAGGGACAGAAGCCAAAGGCTAAGCGGGTCGGCTTTTGGATCAACTCGATTTATTCGCCGTGGCGATCTTTCAGCGCCGTTGCCGCGGAGTTTTTGCGCAGCCAGGGGAACCCGAGCCGGATGCAGAATTTCCGCAACTCCTGGCTTGCCGAGCCGTTCGTTGAGATCGTCAAATCATCCACCGTCGCCGACTTCCGCAAGCTGACTGTCGGAGCGCCGCCGGATGGCATCGTGCCCGCGTGGGCCGCGTACATTGTCGCATCCGCCGACGTGCAAAAAGACCGCATGTATTGGATCGTGCGGGCGTGGGGCGCAAACTATCAATCGCAACTAATCGACTACGGCGTGTGCGGAAATTTCGAGGAGTTAAAGCAAAAGACGCTGGAAACACAATTCATTTTAGCGGCGGATGGCACAACCTCGCGCGCCCACGTTTTGATGGTGGATGCCCGCTATCGGCAGGAGGAGGTTTACGAATTCAGCAAACAGGATGAGCGAATCAACGTGACGATGGGCAATCCATCGGACTCGCAAAAGATGCTGTGTGTTCGCACGGCAGCGGCGGAAAATTGGGGAATCAAACTGTGGATGCTGAATACCCAATTACTGAAAGACCGCATGGCGTCACTGCGGTATCTGCCGGGGCGCTGGTTGCTGAATTCCAAGGTGGACGATGTTTATTTGCAACACCTGGCCAGCGAGCAAAAACAACTGGTCAAGGGCGTGGAAATGTGGGTTGTAAAAACCCAGGGCGCGCAGAATCACTATTTCGATTGCGAGACGTACAGCGTGGCCGGTGCCGAGATATGCCGGGTCGATTTATTGCAGGGCGTGGAACTTCCGGAACACACGGGAAAAGAAGAGATTTTCAACAAAGCAGAGCAAGAGACGTTCGGGAAATCGTCGTTTCTTGGCGATGTGCAGGGATGGTTGAGCCGGAATTAAAATCTCGCCCGGCCTTTCGACCGGGCGAGACATAACCAAAACGCCTTGCGGCGCGCTGGTAAAGGACTAGGCGATCGATCAGCAGCAGGCGCGGGTTGATCCGCTGTGCCGCGATGCGCCCGGCGGCGACCAGCGCCGAGACGCGACGGGCGCTGACGGGCGGTCTCATGGCCGCGCCGAATTGTGCAGTCGTGAGAAGCATAAAAATCTCGCCCGACCTCAGTCGTTTCCATCAAGGTTGGCTAATCTGGCATCTTGCAGTTCGTCCAGATATTTCCAGTGCTCTTGCGCATCAGATTCCGACTTGGCGGCATCGGCGAGGGCCGACACTTCGCGTATTTCCGCTTCAAGGTCGCGTAGGTCTTTTTCTAGCATGGGTGTCTCCTGCTATGTATTGGCGGGAAGGGGTGTATTACAGGAAAAATCTCGCCCGGCCTTTCGACCGGGCGAGACATAACCAAAACGCCTTGCGGCGCGCTGGTAAAGGGCTAGGAATTGGCACTTTTTAATTCGCTTGCGAGGTCTTTTGCGTCAGTGCCTTCCCACCATTCGCCGGTGCCATCGTAGACTTTTGCGTTGTTTTCGCTGACTTCAATCGTCCAATAGTCGCCTTCGCCGTTCGTCCACGATCCGGCATCAACGCCACGCTTGAAGAATCGATCCATAACTTCTGAGATTTCCAGTTCCGTTGCCATAACAAACTCCTTTACCAGCTTGTTTTGCACCTGACCGCCGGTGGCCCGCGTCTCAGTGTTCATCACTGATGAGATAATATTAACCTAAGCCGATTAGGTTGTCAACAACCAAATCCAAAATTATTTCCTTTTCTTTGGCCGTCCCCCTTTTTTCCCGTTGGCTTTAACTGCCGCGATCTTGGCCGGGCTGGTGGACGATCCGCCCCGCCGTCCGATGGCCGATAGGTACTGTTTGATTTCCCGATTCATTCGCTTTCCTCTTCTGTTATTTCGGCGGTCATTTCTTCCCCGCACACGCAAGTTGGAAGGCCAGGTTCTATCCACTTTTTTGTTGCCCGGCAAGTCCTATCGCTCCAATCTCATTTGAAATCTTGCGGAGCTGCGCCACGAGATTATTGATTGCCGACTCATCCGCCATCACGGGTTTTAGTTTCTTTTGTCATGCCCATATCCTAACCAGCTTAGGTATCCAAGTCAAGTATTAAATTCCAGAATTATTTCATCGAATAGAAATATCGCCCCATCGCCCATAGGCCATTAAGGGGATTTTCCTTTGGCCGCAGCCACCTATACCGACCAGCAAATGCTGGATCAGTTGCGATTTGCTTGCATGCAAATCGCGACCAAGGGGGCCGATTCGTACACGATCAATGGCCGCATGGTTACGTCTCTGGACCTCAGCGATATGCAGGCCGCGATTATCTGGCTTGAACAGCGAATCGACGCGCAGACGCAACCGGGCATCGGCGGGGGTACGTTGCTGGTCGGTTTCGATGGGAGTTGCTGGTAATGCCAAATATTTTGGATCGGGCAATCTCTTTCGTCGCTCCGAAGTGGGGAGCCGAGCGCCAGGCGTATCGGCAAGTCTCGCAAATGCACGCGAGTTATACCGCGGCATATCCGACGCGCGTATCGACGCCGTGGAGTCAGTCCGAATCGTTGGGCGGATTGCCCCACCTGAATCTAACCGTTCACCGCAATCTCAGGGACCGCGCCCGCAGTCTCGTGGAAAACAACCCAATCGCTTCCAGCATCCTCGACCGGGCCGTCGATAACATCGTGGGTCCGGACGGATTCCAGTTGCAAGTCCTGACCGCCGATCCAACTTGGAACAAACAGGCCACGCTTTTGATGCAGGGCCAAAACGACAACGGAATGGGCTGGCTGGATTCCGCCGACTTCAATAATTTTTCGTGGGTACAGCATCAGCGGCTTGTGTGCCATGGCCTATTGCGGGACGGCGATATCGGCGGCGCTCTACTTTCCAAGGGACAGGTACAATTAGTCCCCGGAGATTACATTTCCAGCCCGCCGCAGGATCGCAACGCATTTCTTCACGACGGCATCCAGCTAGACCCGGCGGGCCGGGTCAAGAGCTATTCGGTGATGACTTACGTGGATATGCAAAACCGGGACTGGAAGCCGGTCGCGCCGAAGGATATGATTTTTATCGCCAACCGCCGACAGGTCAATCAGTATCGCGGCGAGACGGCGTACGCGCAAACCTTCAATCTTTTCGATAGCCAATGGGGATACCTTGACGCGGTTGTGCTGGCACAAAAGATTGCCGCGTGTCTGGCGATTTTCATCACCAAAAAAGATGTTACCGGAAACATCAAGGGGTTATCCACCGGGAAAAATGTCAGCGGCCAGCCGCAGCGGAAACTGAAACTTGAGCCGGGAATGGTTCAGGTATTGGAAAATGGCGAAGAGATTTCCCAAACCAATCCGCAACAGCCCGGCCAGGGTTTTTCTGAAAACATGCGGATGCTCTTTCGCATCGTCGGCATCGCATTTGGTATCCCGCTGGAATATATCCTGATGGATTTTTCCGGCGTAAGCGGGCCGACCGTCAAGGCCGCGACACTCGCCGCGCAGCGTACTTTCGAGCGGTATCAGCGGCAGTTGATCGACGAATATTATTCCAGGCTGTACCGCTGGCGCATCAGCAAATTTATCAAGGAAGGCGTGCTGGAAGATCGGCCCGATTCCTTCAATCACCGCTGGCACGCCGCCCCGTGGCCGTATCTGGATATCGTTAAAGAGATTCAAGCGCGGCAGCTTGCGATTGACACCGGCCTATCGACGCTGACGCGGGAAAATATCGCCGACAACATTGATCCGGTTCAGATTCGCGAAGAGCGAGCGAAGGAATTGGCGGATATGCGGTTGAAAAATATTCCCATCTATCACACCGCTTTTGTGATGGATGAGCCGGATGCACCGCCAGCGCCCACGGGAGGTATCGTCAATGCAAGCTAAAATTAAATCCCGCGCTCAGTGGCACACCCTCTATGCAATGGAGGGAACCGCCCTACGCAATATGGTTTCTTCCACCGGCACACCCCTTGGCAAGCCGGTATTGCTTCCACCCTACGCCGTCTCTTCCACCGGCATTGCCCTCATTCCCATCGTCGGCCCGATCTGCAAATACGATTGCCCGGAGGATGAAGACGCCGGCGGAACCTCCACGCTGCAAATCCAGTCGAATATTCAGCAGGCACTGGACGACGCCACCGTATCATCCGTTTTACTCGTATTTGATACGCCGGGCGGAACCGTTGACGGAACGCCAGCCCTGGCAGATTTTATATTTGAGTCGCGAAGCGTGAAAGCCATCAACGGCTATGCCTCTGACAACTGCAATTCCGCCGGCTATTGGCTCCTCTCCCAATGCAATAAAATTTTTGCGAATACAAACGCGATGGTCGGGTCCATAGGAGTATATCACGTATCGATAGACTCTTCCGAGGCTGCGAAGGCCAAGGGTTTGCAGATTACGTTGGAGGCGTCCGGGGAATTCAAGGGTCTTGACGTTCCAGGGATTCCCATAAGCGATAAGGCGCGGTTGGAAAACAAGCGCCACGCCGACAGTGCCGCTGAATTGTTCACCCTGGCAGTCGCCAGGGGCCGTAATATTTCCATGGAAGACGCCAAGGCCCTGAGTGATGGCCGAGTCCATATCGCCGCCGAGGCGATGCAGTTGGGTTTGATCGACGAAATTGGAACGCTGGCAACGGCCATGCTTCCGCAATCCGGAGTCCAGAAAATGGCAGAAAAAGCAAAAGCCGAAGCGCCTCCCGCAACCACCGACGCGCCGGCGGTCGATCCGACCCTGAATAAGATTCTCGACGCGCTATCGGCCCTGACTGCCGAGGTTCAAAAGGCGCTGCTTTCCAAGCCCGCCCCGGAAGCCAAACCTGCCGCCGATCCGAACGCGGAAAAGGCCGACGACGCCGATCCGGACATGGACGCCAAGGCCAAGGCGTCGGCCATGCTCAAGGCGTTTGGCGCTGGCCGCGAAGGTGAAGCGCTCAAGGCGTTCATCGCCGGCAAGTCGCCCTTGCAGGCTAAAGCGGACCTGGCCGACGCGCTCATGGCGGAAAACGCCAAGCTGAAAAAGAACGCCGACAAAGACGGCATCGACCCGCTGGCAATCGGCGGCGCGGCGGAAACCGTCGAAACCGAAACCGACCCGGAAAAGGTTTGGGCCGCGAACAAGAACAAGTTGCAGGCGAGTTATTCCGGCAACAAGAAATATTTCCTTGCCGACTTCAAGGCGAAGGCCAGCAAGCTTTCGTAATCAATTCCGAAGCGGGAATCGAGGGATCGTCTAAGTAAGACGCCGGGAATACGCTCCCGTAAATGTTGGATCGCACCCAACTCCTTTGACTTAAATTTCGCACTCGGGGGTATGGCTCAACTGGTAGAGCGTCCGGCCTGCAACCGGAAGGTTGAGGGTTCAAATCCTTCTATCTCCATAATTATTCAGGGGGCATCATTCCATGGCAAATCCGACTTCCAGCGTTCCGCGTACGATTACCCTTCCGGGCAACGTCCAGCAGGATTACCCGATTTCCGGAACGTCCGTCATCTACCAGGGAACGGCGGTTTCCGATGTCGGCTCGACCGCGCCGGGCGTTGCCGGGACCAACGTTGCCGCCAACCTGACCGCCGGCGAAAACTTTTTGGGCTTTGCCAATGGTGATTCGATCATCGGGCAGACTTCGCTATCGGTTACGACTGACGGCCAGGTCGCGCTCACCGTGGCCGGCCTTACCGCCGCAAGCAATGGTGCCAGCGTCTACGCCAGCGATGGAAACACTTTTACGCTGACCTCGACCAGCAACAGCAAGATCGGCGTTGTCCGCAAGATTCTGTCTGTGGCAAACACGCTTGCTACCGTGGCGTTTGCCGCAACCGGCGGATCGGCGAGTTAATTATCCATAGTTCATTTTGCGGGCTATATCAGTGGCAGATAGCCGGCCTCATAAGCCGGTGGCCGAGAGTTCGATTCTCTCGCCCGCTATTTAAGTTCGATCATCAATCGGGGGAATTTCAATGCCTAGCTCTTTTGATTCAGTTTGGGTACCAACTCTTCGCGGCGCGTTTCTCAGTGGCTACGAAGATGGAATGTCGGCGATGTGGTCTACCAACATCGCCAAGAAAATCGACAGCCCCGGCGAGTTCTTGAAGCTGATCGAGCTTGGCACGGTCGGGACGATCGCGCTTAAGACCGGCGGGCGCAAGACCACCAAGCCGCGCGCGCAGACTCAGACGATCCAGAACCAAGTTTACGATTTGGGTTTGGACATCGACGTTGAAGACGTTCGGCGCGACCAGGGCTTGGGCATGTGGCCGGCCAAGGTCGCCGAGATCGGCGGCAAGTTTGCCAGCCATATCGACAAGCTGACCGTGGCGCTGATTACCGCCAACCCGACTTGCTTCGACGGCGCGGCCCTGTTCAGTGCTTCGCACACGATTCTTGGCGCTGGCGTACAAGGCAATCTCGGTACCTCGAATCTCCAAAGCAATTTGGTGGGCAAGGCGCAAGTGCCCGGCCTCCAGGTTGTTGCCCCCGCCACGCCGACCGCGCTGGAAATGGCCAAGGCGATCATGGGCGTTGTGTCATGGTTCTACACCATGGTTGATGACGCCGGCGATCCGATCAACGGCGTTGCCAAGAAGTTTTTGATTACGACCAGCAACCCGAACCTGTATGCCAGCGCCATCGCGGCCATCGGCAGCTTGCAGCTTGACCAGGGCGTGACCAATCCGCTGTTTGCCGGTTACGAGGCGAAGGGCTTCAAGTTTGATGTGGCATTCGATCCGCGTCTGGGCGCTCCAGGGAACGTCGTCTTCGACACCTGGCGTACCGACTCGATTATCACGCCGGTCATTTGGTCCGAGGAGCATGGCGTTGAAATGATGGTCCTCGGTGAAGGCAGCGACCATTACGTCAAGGAGAACGCTTACTACTGGGGCGCGAAGGCCGTGCGAAACGTCGGCCCGGGCCGCTACCAGCATTGCGTTCGCTCCACCCTGACCACCTAAGGTTTTGCGTTTTTGAAAATCCGAGGCACGGCGCGAATAGGGGCGTGCCGTGCCTCACTTTTTTACCGGATGAATTTTCCATGATCTACGATTTACTCAAAGGCCGTTTAAACGTATCGCCAATGATCCGGCGCACCGCCGAAATTCTGGCCTACTACGTGCTGACCATCGGAATATTCGCCTCGCTGGTCTACGCCATCGCCCCGCCCGCCGGCCACGATGCCGACTGGAATTCCGGTTGGGAGGCGCGGGACGCGGTTGACAATCCACCGGCCACACAACCCACACCCGCCCCGATTGTTCGCACGATCCTGCCGAACGAAAACCTCGTCGCGATTATCAATGCCGCGACCAGTGGTGAAAACTTCAAGCTGGTTGCTGGACAAACCTACACCGTCTTGCCTGCACAGGTTTCGACGAAAGTCCCGTGGAATCTGGACGCCACCGGCGCAACCGTGAATTGGACCGTGCCGCCGACCGTGGCAACAGCTTGTGTGCGAGCGGGCTATCCTGGCGTCCACGTCGCCGGCGGAACGTGGAAGACCAATGCGATCTTCGTTGAAGTTCTGGCTGCGAATTTTCAGCTTACCGATGCGACGATTGTTGACGGCGCGACCAAGGCCGTCGATATCGAAAAGTTTGGCGCGTCTTCCGGAGCGGGAGCGATTATCAGCGGCAACACGTTCGGCAAAACGAACAGCGTCACGCTGTACGATAGTGAGTCTGACATTCAGGTATTGAAAAATACCTTTGCCGGCTCTGTCGGCGAAGTGCCAATCCGGATCGACTGCGACGGCAAGGGCGTAAGCCCCACCGGCTTTTCGATCAAGGGCAACACGATCCACACTGTCGGCGGTGCGAATCTTAAGGGGGCGGAGATTCGCCAGGGCAGTGGCGAAGTAAGCGGCAACACCTTCCACGATTATCTGCGGGTCGGGCAGGGAACCGCGACGGCGGCAAACCAATTTTGCACTGTCGCCATTTCCGGCAACAACTGGCCGGCTCTTCCGCCTACATCCATTCAGCAGCACCTAATGCTAATGGCCGGCGTGACGGCAACTGTCACCAATAATGATTTCATGGTCGATGCGACTATGGAAACCGCTTCCATTTCCGCGCCAACCGCAGTCACGTTTAGCGGCAACCGCCGCCACATTTCCGCCGCTGGCGTAGTGCCGCGTCCGCAGTTGTGGAACCCCGCGAATAATCGCGCTGGCGGCGTGCCAGTGGATGGCGGCGGTAACGTGGTGATGCCTTTCGGGAAGTAATGATTACTCCCCTCATCACACTCTTTGGGTATTGATCCAATGAACAGCCAGCTTCTACAGCAAGCCATCGCCGATCCAACCATCGCGTCACTCTCCGATGCCGACGCTGCGACGGCACTCAGCGCCCCGATCCTCACGCCGATCACCACGCGCATCACGATTACGACGCTGGCTGGCGTGTGGGGACTCGCGAAAACCGCCGCGTGCCTTGCCGCGTTTCAGGCGGTTGTCGCCGGCGGCGGAACGAACGGCGCGGAGGCGGCGGCGCTTTTAGCAATGCTCAACGGGCCGGGGTTTGACGCGACCGATCCTCAAGTGCAGGCACTCATCCCAACATTCGTCGGGCTTGCGAATGGGGCAATCACGACGGAGGATGCGACGAACGCGCTGAACACAACGAGCTATCGGTGTGGTGGGATCGTGGCCGCATCCGACGTTACCGCCGCCCGCGCCACAATCGCTTACACCAACAGTATCAGTGCCCTACAGCAGCAATGGAACACCTTCGCCGGGGCAGGCAATACGCTGATCGCACAGGCGTTCGCCGCGCCGCCAGGAACCACCGTGCCGACGATGGCGCAGTTGGTGGCCGCGGGACAGGCGGCGGGAACATAATAAATGTCCACCTATTACGCCCAAGCCACCGCCAACTGGAACGCCGCCAACCAGTGGAACACTGCCGCCAACGGCAGCGGCTCGTACGGCACGCCAACGACCGGCGACGTGTGTTATGCCAACGGATTCACTGTCACCATTAATTCCAGCGGCATCAGCGTCGGGCAGATTCGCACGGACGCGGGAAGCGGAACGGCCGGCGGCGGATTCAAGATTACCGCGACAGGATACACGTTCACGGGGGACTGCTATGCCGGGACGACGACGTGCCTGATAGTCACGGCGGCGAGCGGGACGACGACGCTGAATAGCTCGGGATATGGAAGCACGACGACTGGGAGCATCGCCGCCATTCAGCTAAACGCGGCCAGCACATTGAACGTCACTGGGAACATTTCGGCAGGAAGCTTCAGCGCAGCCAGCGGGATTTCCAACACGAATGCGACGGGAACCATCAATATCACAGGAAACGTTACCGGCGGAGGGGCATCCACGGCTTACGGCGCGTCGAATTCCTTCGGCGGAACGATCACCGTCAGCGGAAATGCCACTGGCGGCACGTACGTCACCGCTTACGGCGCTAACAATAATTCCACGGGAACCGTGACAGTTTCAGGGAACGCGGTCTCTTCGTCCACGACGGCGGGAATAAACGGCGTGGCCTCCGGCGGAAAAACCCAGGTGGGTGGAATCGACTGTTCCTCCGGATTTTCCGCCACGGCGGGATATGTGACGCTCATTCCCGGCGCAGGTAATTTTGCGAAATACCTGAACTCCACCACGGGAACAACAACGCTTGTGCCGAGCGGCGGCTCAAGTGCAACCCCCAACGTCGGCATTAAAACCGGGGGAAGACTCTAATGCCATCACTCACCGGCCAAAAGGGAATCGACGTAAGGCAGACGGGCAATCAGCTCGTCTTCCGCGCCTTCCTGCAAACTTCCGCCGGGGCGTTGCTGACAACGGGGACTGTCGTTTTCTATCTGACCACGATAGAGAGCGATGGTACGATTTTGACATACGACTTCGCCGCGACGGGAAGCACGCCGAACCAATTCACGTCGGCAACGGTTACGACGGAAACGCTCGCAGCGACTTATCGAAAATCCAACAACGGTGCAACTGATACCGGATTCTGGACGGCCACGCTCAGCACCTTGACGGGATTCACGGTTGGGCAAATCTGCATGGTGCGGTGCAATTGTTCGGGTGCATCCCCGACCGACCAAATGCGGGAGTTTCAGTACGGTTCGGCCGAAGGCGATTTGGTTGTCACGGCAAATGGGACGGGCGCGGCGGACTTGCAGGCGGATGTAATTAAAATCAACGGCGTAACGCAGGTGACGCCCGGTGCAAGCGGCGGTCTCCTCATCGCCGGCTCCAACGCCAATACGAGTTTCCCATCGCTCACGCTTACAAATTCATTGATCGTCGACGGCAGTATTGCGGTTGGGCTCAACGTTGTCGTCGCCGGATACATGCAAATTGTGGGGCAAACTTTATTGCAAGACGGCGTCGTCATCAGCCGAACATCCGCGAATTCCCCCGGCATGACCATCGCGGGAAGCGGAACGGGCGCTGGCTTGGCCGTCAATTCGGGGACAGGTGCAACGGGCGATGCGGTTTCGTTTGTGGCGTCCTCGACCAACGGAAATGCGTTCACGCTCACTCATGCCGGAACGGGGAAAGACTTAAACGCCACAACGACCAATTCGCTGGCGACAAATCCAACGCAGTGGGCCGGCACGACTATCCCCGCGCCGAACATCGCTGGCGTGCCGAAGTCCGACCAGAATTACATTGTCGGCGGAGCGGTGCAGGCCACGGTCAACGGCGGCGGCTACTATCCTCGCGTGGACGTGCAGTATGTCGGCGGCGCGGCCCAAAATCTCCCGACCGCAACTGCCGTCGCCGCGATCCAAACTAGCGTCAACAATCTCAACAATCTGTCAGCACTGGCGAGCTTGATTGGCCCTCCCGCAATGGAAGTCCCGGCATCCGGCTCAATCGCCTACCCGATGACGTTTCTGGTGAAAGACGCCGAAGGGCACCTTCTGGACGTGTCAGGAAACACAGTGACGCTGGCGGCAACGAACGCCGCCGGCACGGATCGAAGCGCCAACCTGTCGAGTGTCACGCACGCCGGCACCGGCCAATACACCTTCACGTACACCGCGCAGTCGAGCGCGGTGGAAGAGGGATTGACGTTCTCCGCATCCGGTACAGCGTCGAGCGATTCCACGTCGCGTGTGGCATATCTGTCGGCGGCGGTGGTCGCGGTGGATACAGCCACGGCAATCGCGGCGATTCAGGCGCAGACGACAGCGGCACAGCAGCAGGCCAACGTGCAGGCGGGGATGACGACGCAGGGATTCACGACGGCCCGCGCCGGAACGATGCCGACGAGCGGGGCGATAGCTGTTGCCGGCGCTCAAATGGACCTCGTGAACGCTCCGAACGCCACGGCCATTACCGCGATTCAATTGGGATTGAGCAAGCCGGGCACGGCTCAGACTATCACGCCAGCGGACACCACGGCAGCGGGAACGGCGCAGGCCACGATTGCCGGACTCGCCACAATGCTTACCGCCAGCGGCGGCAATAAAACATTCACAGGCGACGCGCTCAAGAACGCGCCGACCGGATCGGGCGGCAGCGGAATCTCCGGCCCTTCATCTGTCACCGTTACTTTCGTCGATTCCAACGCGGCCCCCGTCGCCAACGTTCCCTACACCGTGGCCGGCCAGGGGAGCGGACAGGCCAGCAGCGGCGGCGTTGCCAGCTTCGGATTGCCCAACGGCACCTACACCCTGACGCCGCAGATTACTGCCGGCGTTGTCTTTCCGGTTACGACGCTGACCGTGAGCGGCACAACGGCGTTGACTGTCACCGGGACCATTATCGTTATCCCGCCAGCGCCGACACAAAACCAGATTACCGGATACCTCTACGCCAATGACGGCTTCGGCAACGCGGTTGTCGGCGCGGTCTACTATTTCGCGCAGACCGCCCCGCCGCCAGGTGAAACCGGCCAGGGCAACAGCAGCAACCCGGCCACGGTGACCAGTGTATCGGCGGGGCAAGTCAGCTATCCATTTCGGCGCGGAGCGACCTACGCCGGCTGGACGGCCAAAGGCTCAGCGACACCGACCACGTTTATCGTTCCAGCCCTCGGGGACAACTTCGCGCTTCCCGATGTTTTGGGGAGGTACACCTAAACAATGTCCACTTTCCTTAACGCGCTGGCCGTCGATGCCGTGAATATTTTCCTCTCCGATCTTGGCGAGCCGATCATCTATACGCCGTACCAGACCGCCCCGGAAACCATCAACGCCGTCATATTCCGCAAGCCGCAAAGCGGGCAGAATGGCTTTGATGGAATGAGCATCTATAAGCATGAAATCCAAATTGCCAACGATCCGAATTTCGGACGAATCATAATCAACGTCGGCAAGGACACCGTGCAATTTGCCAGCGTGGTAGGTGGGCCGGTCGAGACGTTCACTGTGGTTGTGGTTACGCAAAACGACCAAGGGATGTGGACGCTTGGAGTGGGGTAATGCAGGTCAGTGCCACCTTCGGAGATTTCGAGCAATTCGCATCGGCCATGAAAACGGCGATGCCGAAATATCTGATTCAGGAAACCGCCAAGGCGCTGACCAAGATCGGAAAATCCGACATCCTGAAAATGAAGACCGAGCAGTTACAGGGGGGGCAGGGCGGATCGCTGAATATCAAATTCAAGGGGTTTGCCAACAGCTTTAAGAGCAAGGCCACCGACGCCGGGGAAGTCTCAAATAATGTGACCTCCCTCGATCAACTGAAACTGTCGGAGTACACAGGGGCGAAACCGTTTGCCATATTCCAGACCGGCGGAACCATCACGCCGAAGAATTCCAAAACGCTTTTGGTGATGACGCCGATAGGCCGAAAACTTTTCAAAAACAGAATAGAGTTGAAGCGGGCTATCGACACTGGCGAAGTGATTATCATCAAAACCAAGATCGGCCCGGCGTTGGTTCGCAATCTGAATAAGCTGAATCGACGCGGCCAAATCGCCCGGGGAAGCCGAACCGATATTCTGGCGTGGCTCAAGCCGAGCGTGACCGAGGAAAAGCGAATCGGCTTTTTCAAGAATTTTGCTGACAACGAAAACATGCACGAAGTTTTTTTGGGCATGGCGGCGGATGAGGCGATGCGCAAGACTGTTGTGGACAGCACAAAATGAGTTTACCGATTTCCGAACTAATCGCCGTCAACGTGCTATCCACCGTGGCCGGCGTGAATGTCGCCAACGGTTTCACTTACGACCTGACGGCGCAGCGCCACACGCGAAGCGGGGATAAGCGCGCTCATTTGAATTGCATCATTGTCCAGGGGGACCGCACCGCAGTCAGCGATCCGAAGATACCGAACACGCTGGAATGGAATGTTCCCTTCCGCGCATCCACCTACGTTATTCCCGAGACGACAGACGCCACGGCCATCGATACCTACGGGAATATAATTGCCGCCGACATCGAGCGTGCGATTATGGCAGATAGATATCGCGGCCAAAACGCCATGGATACCAAGGTACACCCCTCGCATACCATCGTGGATGACGAGGGCGGTTTCAATCTGGTTCTGGTCGATTTTGAAGTGAACTACCGAACGTCCGAACTGGACCCGCGAATCAACGCCAAGTAAACGTAAAGTAAGAAATAAAAGGGGACAACTAAAATGCCGCTACTGAAACTCCGTCGCGTTCTCGCCGCCAAGATCGAAGCCACCGTTGGCACCGCCATTGCCCTGACCAGCGGCACCGATGGCATGATTAACGCCTACGACGTGGTGATTGACGATGAGACGACGTTTAACGAGCGCGAAAGCTACGGCGGGTTTGGCCGTCAAGTCGGCGTGACCGGGACGCGGGCCGGCAGCGTGAAATTCAAGGTCGAGGCGGTCGGCAGCGGCGCGTCCGGCACCGCGCCGGCATGGGCATTGGTCCTGTTGGAATCGTGCGGCATGGCGACAACCGCCGGCGTATTCTCTCCCCTTTCCCTTGGATCGGCCCAAAAATCAGCAACCATCGGCGTGTACGAAGACGGCGCGATCAAGTCTTTGTGCGGGGCAATGGGAACCTGGTCATTCGACGCCGAGGATGGCAAGGTCGGCGTTTTCTCGTTCGACTACAAAGGCGTGTGGATCGATCCGACTGATGGGGCGATGTTCACGCCGCAATTTTCCGCGGTCATTCCGCCGCGCTGCGCCGGGGCCACTTTTACCGTTGGCGCGTTCACGCCAACCGCTTCCAAATTCGCCATCAAGCAGGGCAATAAAGTTGAGATGCGCGAGGACATGACCAATGCCGCCGGATTTATTTCGGCCATCATCACCGACCGTGTTACCACCGGAAGCCTCGACCCCGAGCAAACACTGGTCGCCGGCTATGACGCCTTCGGGACATTCAAGGCCGGAACGACAGCCGCCCTTGCCTATACGATTGGCAGTGGCGGGACCGGACTTTCCATTGCCGTTCCCGCACTGCAATATAATGCACCGCCGAAAGAGGGGGACCGCAACGGGAAAAATATCACCAACCTTTCCTTCCTTGCCGCACAGAACGGAAGCACGGTTGATAACGAGTTGACCATCACTTTTTAATGGGGTTGTAGCCATGATTAAGGAATTTATTGTTGCCATAGTTATTGTGTTTGCGATGGTGATGGGAATTGCCGGCCTGGCATGGGTGTTGACCCCATCGCCAATGGTTCCCGCGCCAATCGTGCAATCCAACTATGTCGAAACGCCAGGCGTGATTATGGAAGTACTCGATCCTTCCCTCGATCAATTCGCCGTCGCCTGGCAACGCGAGGTGGCCCGCCGATTCCCATCCGCCGTGGCGATCCTGGCGCATGGCGGGGATTTGGAGCAAGGCCGCTGGATTGTGAAATCCAACGATAAGCATCTGGAAACCGCCGACGACGTTGCGGCACGCTACCAGAAATTGTATCCGGGCCGGGTGATTGTTTTGCTTTGCTGCAATCCCGGCCATATCAAATTGCACGTCGCCGGGGTCTATCACTTTTCATCCAGCGTGTGGTGCGTGCCGGATCGCGACACCGGGAAAAACGAACTGTCGGAGCAAATCGACCTGGACGGCAAACATGCCACGAGCGAAGTGGAAAGCCGATGGGCGGGAAGCCCCGAAGACAGCGGCAACATTTACGAAGCAACGGCGGAATAAAAGGGGACACGAATGGGATTGCAACTTTGTTTCGAGCGTGCCAGCGGTGGGATTATCCCATCGCTGATCGATGAGTTTTCCGGACGCGGCGGATATTGCCATGCGGCAATCCGCTTTTCCGATGGCAATTATTTTGCATCGGATAATGGCGTAGGAACGCAATGGCACGATGCCAGCTATGACGCCGGATCATTCGACTACGCCGCCGTGCCGGTCGATGCCGAGCAGGAAGCCGCGATCCGGGCATGGTGCAGCGCCAACACGGGCCGTCCTTATTCGTGGGTGAAAGATATCGATTTCCTTTGCCCGATTCCACCGCACGGCAACGGACTGTTTTGCTCTGAGTGCGCCGTGCTGGCGTTGCAGTCGATTGGTTTATTGGGCATTGTGCCAGCGGCCAAGGTATCGCCCAACGCACTATGGTTGATCGCGAAAGCGATGGGATGGAATTAAAATGCCAATCGCATTAGACACCAACGAAATTTTTCGCTACGTCTTCTCCACCGACCGGGGCCGGGATAAACCGCCGACGCTGTTATTCCGTTATCCCACCGCCCGGCAGACGCGCGAGATTGCCAACCTCTTCGACCAGTCCGACAAGGCCGCTACGCCGGATGAATCCTTGGCGTTGATGGAAAAGGCGGTCAAGGTCATTCTGGCCGGCAGCGAAAACATGCCAGCCGGTGAACCGGGCGACTATCTTTCCGATACTGACTTCTCCGAACTCCGTGGCCGGCTCCTTAAGGAAATGTCGGCCAACGAACTCGAAAAAAAAGTATCCGCGTTCTCAAGGCTATCCACTTTGGAAAACTCTGCCAAAAGTGCCACGGTCGATGCGCCGGCTACGAAATAGCGCCCGAGCTTGAATGTGTGGCGTGCAATGGCCGAGGCGTCGATTGCGAATCGTGCCATGGTTCGGGAGTCTTCCAGATTGCCGGATGCCCGAAGGAAGTGGTAACACGGGACGCCATAGACGCCTGCAAGTATGTGAAGATTGCGGAAAAGCATTTACCACTGGCCGGCGGCATCCTCGACCAGACGCAATCTTTCCTCGACGCTTACGAGTGGATTACCGCCGAGGGTAAAAAGTGGGAAGCGGAGAGCGGGGTATAAAATATCGTGGCGGAAAAACAACTCAACATTATTCTCCGCGCGAGGGATGAAGCCACCAAGGTTCTGGAAAAGGTCGGAGATGCCGTCAAGCATACTGGCGCGAAGATAAAGGAAATGGATAGCGTTGCCGAAACCGGCCACGGCTTCCATAAGCAACTTCGCGTTGCCCGGAATATGGCGATGGCGTTTGAGATTTTGCCAGTTGGTGTAGATGCCGCAAAAGCCGCGCTAGCTGCGCTCAGTGGGACAGCTTCCGAAAGCGCCGCCGCACAGCAAACACTGCTGGACTCCATAAAGCAATTTCCGGTTGTCGGGAAGCTCGCAGGCGAAGCGGCGGAATGGTTCGGTAACGGTATCGCACATATCTTCGGGAAGGAAACAACCGCCGAGGTTCAGGCCGGGCTTGCAGCCAGGGAACTTGCACTCAAAAACTTCGCGAGTGCTTTGCCAAAAATCCTTGCCGACACTCACAAGGCGACGAGCGAAGCCGCCTTGATCGGACTCTTACCATCCGACGGGGATATCGAAAAAGCCAAGTTGAAATACAAAGATGCGCACGAAGCGATTTTTGAGCAAAAGCAAACCATATCGACCGCGCAGACGCCGTTACAGGATCAAATTGACGAGGCCACTGAAAAGGCTAAGACGCTGCGCGATAATGCCAATAGGCAAAAGAAATGGGATGGGATCGGGTTTGACAGTTTTCGTGATGCTGACAAAGCGGCCACAGTTGCAGAACATGCGCTCCAAGCGATGATCGGCCAACGAAACCAGGCAGCTACGGCAAACGCAAATCTTGATGCCCAGGACGTAGCCAACGCCAAAATCCGCGACGCCGAAATAGCCGCCGCGAACCGAAAGCGACTGCAAGAGGACAAGGATTTTCATAATTCGCTGCGCGACCAGAACGCCAACGCCGCGAAGCAACTTGCCGCACTAGATTCAGACTACAACTCGAAAGTGCTGGAAGGCGACAACAATGCTTATGCCGCCCGCATCCTCATGCTCAAGGATGGGCTGGCGCGACAGGTTGCGGAGATCGCGGAGGCCGGCCAAAAGCAAATCGAGGAGATCGAGAAGCAAGAATCTGAACAGCAGGCGATGGCCGATGCCGGCAACAAAAAAGCATTGGTGCGACTCCAGGAATTACAGGATCAAAAGGACGCGATTGCCGGCCACGTTGCCGGCGCTACCGAGTCGGCCACCGCTGCATCCGCACAAGAGCAGGCCAATGCTCGCAGCCAGACTATCCGCGATGCGATCATTGCGGGGCTGAGCGCCGAAGCCGCTGCGGGGGACGTAAACGCCGGAATTGACAAAGAGCGGTTGACCATCGGGCGAGAACGCGAAGCGACCGAGAAGGCGTTGCTGGCAATCGCCGGTGATGCCTCATATGAGAATCGCCAAGCCGCCCAGGATGCGACCCAAACCCTTGCCGCAATGAGGTCGGGATATGAAAAGATTCTATCTCTCAATCTTGCCGCGTCCGAACTGGACATTCTGAAACAGCGGGCAGCGCTGGGCGACATCGACGCCGGCATTAAATCGCACAACCTGGAATTGTCGTTCCAGCTTAACGAGGCCGAGGCGAAATTGAATGATGCCAAGGAACGCGGCAATGCGATTCAAAAGGCCGAGGCGGAAAAACAGATCGCACAGTTGAGGGCGATACCTAAACTGGAAGCCGACAACACGATTCGCGATTCGGCGCTGTTTGTGCTGCAACAGGAATCTTCATTAGGGGACAAGAACGCCGAGCGCGAATTAAAGCGAATTGAAATCCAAAAGCAATTTAACGCCGAGCGAATGAAGGCCCTGGCGATCTTGCAGGCCGAGGGATCGACCGAGAAGCAAAAAGCGGACGCCAAAAAATCCATATCGTCGATGGACGCCGTTGAGAAAGCCGCCCTGTCGCGGATCGGGGCCGAGAAGCAAAACGGCCTGGCGTCACTGGTCGAGGGGCAATATCTGACTGGCGTGCAGGCGAGCGCCGCCCAGGAGAAAGACCCGTATCAGCCCATCGTGGACGCCCAAAACAAGAATAATGAAATCGCCAAAAGCATGGTTGATTTGCTCGCGCAATATCTTCCCTTCCTGAAACCGAATATTAGCCGCCCGCCAAAGAAGTTGACATAATGGGGACAAGCACCGAAAAATTTTCAGACCGCAAATGCGTCCAGAAGATCGACGGAAATTGGACCGCTTCGCGCGGTTTCGTCGTTATCGATTTTACCGACGAAAACGACGCGGTAAATTGCACCGGCGTTACAGTCGGCCAGCCCCACCCCCTCAACAGCAATCTGATATGCACGCACATTGGCATGAGCGACAACAAATTGTCGCTGACCAACGTGATTGCCTCCTATGAAATATCTTCGCTTCTCGACAACCCGCTAAACCCAATCGCCCGCCAACCCATCATCCGATGGAAGTGGGGGAAGGTCGCACACGAGGCCGATACCGACCTGAATGGCAAGGCGATCTTGAATAGTGCCTATGACGCCTTTCGTTCCAATGGCCGCAAAAATTTTTCGGTTCGCTACCTGACCATCACGCGCTACGAGCCGTACTACAATCAGCCGGCGGCGGAAAACTATACCGACACCACAAACAGCGCATCGATTACCTTTGAGGGAAATACGTTTGGCGCGGGGCAAATGTATTGTTTGTCCATCGCGCCGACCAGCGACTACCAGGAGGGCGCAACCTACATTCAGATTGCCTACGCCTTTGAGATTCGCACGCCCTCCCCGATTGCCGCCGGATTGACCACCGCACAAAAGCGCTATCCATTCCAGCGCCGCATACTCGACCAGGGAATGCGGGCGCAATACCTCGACCCGCTGACAACCACCAACAAGCTTGGCAATCTATATTTTGCCAGCGGAGAGCCGGTCAATCGCGACGTGCTTTTGAACGGAAACGGCCAGCCGATTGACACTTCCATAAAAGTGACCCAAGGCCAGCTTGCCGCCGTCTCACAAACCGTTCCGCCGACAACGATACTTGATCCATCGAAAGACGCCGGGGGAGCCACCCGCGCGATGTTTTTGATTTACATGGATTATCCCGAAGTGGATTTTAACGGGATCGGATTGACCTAATGAGCGATTACGAAATCACCGAAGAATTTGAAGCTGAGTGGCACCGCGTGCGCGCCAAGGTGGACGGCGCGAACGGTCAGAATCTAGACAATACGCCGACCAGCCTTTCCCATGGTCCCGAGCCAAAGGAAACTCCCGAAACGCGCTGGCCGCAGGTCTGCCGCGCCCGTGTCACCTACGATCTTCCCAACAGCACCAACCCGCCATTCGTCGGGCGCTACAACGCGATCCTGTTTTTCGGCGCATCGAGCAACAATCCGACCAATCTTACCCAGGCCAGCATCGGCCAGCTTGCGGGCAATCCAACCGAAGCGACGATCTATGACAATACCGGACTCACTTTGGTTGAGTTGTGGAATATTGCGGAAATTACCAACTCCGCAACCTTGCCCATGCTGCAATTAGCCAGTGGCCCGCTGTACAACGGCCAAATCGTTTTTTGCTGGTTGAGCGGCTTTAACTCTCTCACCGGCCTGCCGATCTACCAAACTTCCACCGGCCAGGGCGATGTAATGGTATCGATAAACCAGACACAGGCTGGCGGCGCTGGCAACGGCCAATATTGGGGGGCGATTGTCGCGCCGTCCACTGTGCCGGCGGCGGGGGGGCAGTCCACTGGCAACGCGAATTTCACGACGAATTACATGGACATCCCGGCACTGGTGTGCAACGTCGATGAGCAGGCCAGCGGGGGGCATCAGTTGACGCCAACGGCTTCGGGGGCGGCGATCTTCCTTCCTGGCCGGTTTATGTCGCTCACGGCTGATGGCGCTCATGCCATCGTGTTCGTTCACGGCGGCACGGGCACGATAACCACGACGCTTTCCGCGTCTCCGCTGGCAATTGATGGAACCGGAATCGGACCCACGGCGGCGCTGCCTTGGAGCCGAACCGGCGGATATGGCGCGTGCCCAATGTACCTTTATGGGTTGTTTGAGAACAGCAGCGGCCAGATGGTGCAGGGCCGTCGCAAAGCGGTGTTTGACGGGCGGGGAATGCTCTACAGCTTGGACGCGGAGGTTGATGCCGGACCCGTCACGAATGGATTTAGCGGGACGGGTACTTATACCACGTTCACTTTCGTCAATGGGGTGTGTACGGCGGCAAGCTAAAGATTATCCTAGCTTAGAAGCTGATATAGCTTATCTTTCCATCAACGAAAGTGATTCGGCATTTAGTAGATGATCCGCCGTCACCTTCAACGCTCCACGACACGGTTTTGCCGTTCGCTGTCACTGATTCCGTTTTATTCCAAAGCGTGAATCGCTTCTCTGATACGCGGATCGCTTCGGCCTCATCTTCGGTCATTCCAACTTTTAAGTGCATCCAAACCTGATCGGCGATTTGCCCGATCTTTTTCGGGTCCGGCTTTTCCGCCGTCTTCGCAGGGGTTTTTTGCTTTTCCAATTCAGCGACCACGACGGCAAGCCTCGCCCGCAGTGCCGCATTCTCCGCACGGAGCCTCACCACTTCCTCCGAGAGGCTTTCCGCCGGCTGCGTGGCCGCGTGCGCCTGCCGTGCCGCAAGTCTCGCTTTCGCCTCTTCCACGGACACCTGTCCACTGGCGAAAGAGGACGCGAGAAGAATCGACGCGAAGATAATTACGGTTTTCATTGGTTTCGCCGTTCGCTTAATTCCCCCGTTCGGCCCGCTTATTGGCTCTCATCCTTTTGAAAAGTGCCTTGGCGTCATTCTCTTGATGGGCCAATGAAACTTCGCCAAACAGGGCTAATCTTTGCTCTTCCGGCATTTCAAGTAGTGCAATCAAGCCGGCAGAAGTAACGACCCACGAAGGCTTTCCGGCGAAAAGATGTTTAGATTCATCCCAAACATCAACTAGCACCTTCCAGTGCTTCGCTTGGCGCGGTAAATGATCGCCAGAATCCCCACTTTGCCCATATTCTGGTTTTTTTTCTTTTGCCATAACATCATTATCTGCAAAGGCTTCCATTTGTCAATCTCCATTAAATTCAACCGTCCGATTAAATTTTCTCTTGCTACCGAACGGTACCGCACGGTACAGTAGCGTATCGAATGGTGGCTATCAGAGCCGAGAGAAACCAATGGGTACTTTTTAGCACGTTAATTCGGGCAAAGCAACGTCAAAATTAAGTTTCCGAAAAAGATGAGGCGCAGATTCCGCGCCTTGAAAGGATGATCCGTGCCGAAATCAAAACCAAGCGAGATCAAAATTGATCCGGAATTCCGCTCGCTGATTCCACCACTTTCTCCCGACGAGCGCGACGGACTGAGAAAGCTTTTGCGGGAAGATGGCTGTATCGACTCCATTAAACTTTGGCGGGACAAGATTGTTGACGGCCACAACCGATACGAGCTTTGCAACGAATTGAAGATCAAATTCAACGTCTTCAATATGGAGTTTCCCGACCGGGACGCAGCCAAAGAATGGATCATCAATAACCAGTTCGGACGGCGAAATCTTACGTCGATGGCGCGGGCGGAATTAGCGTTGAAGCTGGAACCTCTGATCGCAGCGAAGGCGAAGGCAAATCAAAAAGAACACGGTGGGACGCACCCTGGCCGGAAATCACTTCCGCAGAAATCTGCGGAAGTGTCACCTATCGAGACACGCGAGGAGGTCGCAAAGCTGGCCGGCATATCCCGCGACACCATCGCCAAGGTAAAGACGATCCTGGCCGAGGGGACGCCGGAAGCGAAAGAACGACTACGGGCCGGTGAGAGCAGCATCCACAAGGAATATCTGGGCATCAAGCCGAAGGCGATACCCTCGACGCCATCCCCGCCGCCCGAGCCGGAAGCGCCAGCGTCAGCGCCGCCGGTATCCAATCCGAGAGATTCGCCGATTGAAGAGCTTTACAACTTCGGCAAGCGCGTGCGCGTCTCAATCAAAATTCCCGCCGAAAACGCGATGAGGGCGCGCAACGCCGTCTCCAAGGAGGCCGCATGAGTCATTCCCCCACCTGTACCGCGCTTTATGCCGTCGCACCGTGCGATTGCGGCGCACCGCTACAACACACCATGCCCGAACACAAGCCGCCGCCGCCAACGCTGATCCGCGATTGGCTGAACGATCTGCGGTTGATAATGGCAATTTTCCACGACCATGATCCAAACGACGACGATTAACGGAAGGACAAAATGGAATCGGACAATGAAATACTCTGGTCAGCATACTTTGCCAGCCCGACTGTCGAGGCGAGAAACGACCTGGCCATGGCTTATCAAAACGACGTGGCCGCGATAGCAGCCCGCCTGTCGCTTCGGTTGCCGAGCAGCGTGGAGATTTCGGATTTGATTCAGGAAGGCAATATCGGATTGCTGCGGGCCATTCCGAAATTCGATCCGCTGCGCGGCTTCAAGTTCACCACCTACGCCCGCCACTGGATTCAAGCCGAGATGATCCACTATTTGGCGTCGATTGACGTCGTGGTGGCCGGCGCGGACCAAATCGACGAATCGGGCGATCTCGATCCGCCAGGCGAGGAGGTTGACCCGCTGGTATCTGTCACCTTAAGCGATGGTTGGGAATACGCCATGGCCGGCCTTTCCCGGCTGGACAAGTCGATAGCCGTTGCCTACCTGCGCGACAATCTCACGCAGCCGGAAGTGGGAACGCGGGTCGGCTTGTGTCAGTCCAATGTGTCGCAGCGGATGGCAAAAATCATCAGCGCGATTCGCGACCGATCCGACGCCGATCCGGAATTCCGCAATCGAATCACCGAACTCGCCTCGATGAATTGAGAACCCATGGCAGAGCAAAAAACAATCTCGCCGCGAACCAAGGTTTTCACGGTTCGCGAATTAACCGCGATGGGACTTGGCAGCAAGATGACGATTTATCGAAACGTTGCCAAGGAGAATTTCCCTGCCCCATTTAAACAGGGCGGCAGAACCCTCTGGCGCGAGTCAACCATCATCGCGCATCTTGAAAAACTTCAACCAACAAAATAATAACCCAGGAAGGAAATTGGCAATGGATGCAGGGACAAAGACAGTTGCGGCGCATACGTGGACCGATGGAGGCGACAAGGTATTGATTCTTCGCCGGTGCAATCCCGACAGGGTAACGCGAAACAATTTCGTGTGGCCCAAGTCCGGGCCGGTCGAGGCCCCCGACTTCAACCCCCGCCAGGAATGCGGCGGCGGAATTCACGGATGGCCGTGGGGCATGGGCCTTGGCGACGGCGCGGATTACAGCCTTGCGGATGACGTTTGGGTGGTATTCTCCGCGATTCCGGAGGAGGTTGTTGGTGAACTTGAAAAAGGACAGGAGAAATGCAAGGCCAAGCGCGGTGAAGTGCTGTACGCCGGCCCGTTCGCCGCTGCGTGGGCAATGATAAACAGCGGAAGGCACCGCCTCATTGATGCAATGGCGAAAACGCTCCCCGCCGGCGCAACTGGCGACTATTCGACAGCCGCGTCGTCTGGCTACTCTTCGAAAGCCGCGTCGTCTGGCGACTATTCGACAGCCGCGTCGTCTGGCAACTATTCGACAGCCGCGTCGTCTGGCAACTCTTCGAAAGCCGCGTCGTCTGGCGACTCTTCGAAAGCCGCGTCGTCTGGCAACTATTCGACAGCCGCGTCGTCTGGCAACTCTTCGACAGCCGCGTCGTCTGGCTACTCTTCGAAAGCCGCGTCGTCTGGCGACTCTTCGAAAGCCGCGTCGTCTGGCGACTCTTCGACAGCCGCGTCGTCTGGCGGCTCTTCGACAGCCGCGTCGTCTGGCAACTATTCGACAGCCGCGTCGTCTGGCAACTATTCGAAAGCCGCGTCGTCTGGCAACTATTCGAAAGCCGCGTCGTCTGGCAACTATTCGAAAGCCGCGTCGTCTGGCAACTATTCGAAAGCCGCGTCGTCTGGCTACAAGTGCATTGCCGCCGTTGCCGGCATTGGTGGAGCGGCCAAGGTTGGGCCGAATGGTTGCTTTGCCATCGCCTACACCGACCAATCGGACCGCCCGAGATTCTTGACGGGATACGTTGGCGAGGCCGGAATCAAATCGGATACATGGTATCGCGTCGAAAATTTCGCACTCGTCGAATGCAAGTGA